TTGGGGTTATTCAGCAGCCGCTTTGCCTTCTTTAAGCTGGGCTGCTAAAGCAGCGGGCGAAAGCTTCGACAAATCGGCCGGTTGTTGTTGCTGGTTATTTGCGGCACCGCCGACAGTCGTTTGCTTTCCGGCACCGCCAGAAGCTTTACTAGCTACGATTATAGACGAAAAATCTTTATTTGCAACAAATTCCGCTTGCAGTTGGTCGAGGGTCAGGGCCGACACTTTGCCGTCAGCGCCGAGAACCTTAGTAACTGGTTCATCGCCTTCAAAATCCGCTTGAAGGCGGGCTTTAATGTGCGGCAGCATCAAGGCCGGTGCCGTGCTGATTTTGTGCGCGATTTGCGCAGCGACGTTATCGACTAGCGTTTTTGTCGTGTGCGCGGTCAATTTGCCGATGCGTGCTTCGTATGCGGCCTTTGTTTCGTCGGCTGTTTTCTGCCATGCTTTTTCAAGCGTGGCAATGTCGCCTTTCTTTTTGGCGTCATCGGTGCCGAGTGCGTCCAGTGCGTCTTGCGCTTGTTTAAGCTTCGCTTCTGCTTCGCGGCGCAACTGCGATTCCCGATCTTTGGCACGTTTCAAAGCGCCCGTATCTTCTTCGCCGCCTTCAATATCGAGCCGGAAACCGTCGCCGTCTTCGATGTATTCGGTTTTAAAGTGCGCAGCAAGTGCGGCGTGTTCTTCTTTGGTAATACGCTTTTTAAGTGCCATTTTCAAGGACTCCTTGCGGTTAAGCTAATACACTGTATCAGCGGGATAAAACTAAATTAATCTTCTGTCTGAATTCTTTAATGGTTAAAGGTCTTGCTTCAAACTTCGTTGCGCTTGCTTCTTCGATTGTCTCGCCGTTTAACAATTCGTCTTGTACGTCTTGCGGCTGCATCGCAAGCCAAGTATATAGCGATTCTGCCGCAATGTCACTATTTTCTAAAACCGGCGAAGTATGCGAACGACAGCGAATATGCGCGGGCGGTAATGGGCCTTTGCCGTAACGATAAATACGCAGGTTGCGACTTATGCAAATTTCGCTAGTCTTTCCGTCCATGACCGAAAACCAGCCATAAAACCCGAACAGTGCGGAAGCTACAGCAGCCGCAGAAATGGTGCCGATGTGTTGAACAGCGGTCGCGGTAACTGCGGCGTTCTGTACGCCGATACGCTGCAATTGTGACGAAGTGCCCTGTTTAGCATCTTCGCCAGTAATCAACGCGATTGTTTCTTCAACCGACGTTCCGTTAGCCCAAGCCATGCGAACGATATTTTCAATGCTGGCTTGCGCCGACGTTGAAAACGTTTTCAGGAACGGCATTAGATACAGGCCATTGGCCGGGATCGGCTCATTGTGGGCAAACGCCCAAAGGCGGCTTTCGTTGTTGGTAACTGCGGCGCTGCCGTAAAGCGGTATAAAATCGCGTTGATCTTCAATAAACCGAATTGCAATTTGGTCGCTTACCGGCTTTTGATCTTCCGGCTTATCGGTATCCAATTCAAAGCGCGCCGTTACATAAGCGCGGCGATTGATATAGATAGATGCGTGCATGAATTCTTGAAGCTGTTTCAAAACTTGTTCGGTGTAGTTGCTGTAAATACGATGCTGCGAAGCTCGCAACGACAAAACAAGTTTAGTAAGTTCGGCCTTGGTCAAGCCGTCCAATGTTTTGTATTGAACGCGGCCTAACAGCTTTTTAAATTCTTCGCGCAGTTCAAAAAGAACAAAGCTAAATTCTTTTGCAAACTGCGCTTTTACGCCTTCGGTGTAGACCTGAACGCGGGTTGAAATGTCGTATAAACGGCGGTTATCCGATAGCATGATTACGCCCCTTTGGGTTTGTTGCCCACATTAGCCGGGGCAGGCACGCCGGGCACGTTAGGAGGCATTGCAAGCGCCATAGCGGCGGCTGTTTCGGCAGCAATGGCCGACTTAGCCTTTACGTCGTCTTCGGTCGCTACGCCAGCCTTGCGCAAGCATGACCTCATTTCTTCAAACGTCAGCGCACCGGCTTGCCATTCTTTGATTACTTCGGCGCGTTCTTCTGGCGTCTTCGTGGCAATGTCGTAATCGGTATTAAGTTCAAATTCGATTTCGGTTTCAGGTACGCCCAACAACTTAGCGCACCATTTCAGCGCCCAAAGATACGCCGCCGAAACGTTCTTTGTTGTAGTGGAAAGCGTCGAGCTTTCTCCGGTAGATTCCATCTTTGCTTCAAAGGCGGTTCGCTGAACTTGCTTTTCTTGAACCAGCTTCGCGCCGAGTGCAACCATTTGGCGCTCTTTGGTATCCATCGCTTCTTTAATCATCGTGTTCTCTTGCGCTTGCAAAAGTTCGGCGCTTGCGCCTGCGGGCAATGGAATGCCGCCACGACTGCCAAAATTAATAGTCCCTTTCAAAACCTTGTCTACCCATTCTTCCGTAAGTCCGGTAAGAACTGGCGTAGGTTGCCCGACGATAAAACAGGTTTCTTCGTAGTCGGCGGAATTGCGGTAGTGTGCGACGTTCAGCGAAGCCAGATCATAAAGATTCGGATTATCCGGCGTAGGGTCGTTGTTTTCCGAACCGATAAACATAAACGGGATTTCGCGTAACTTGTTGCCATCTGCGCCGAGCATTTCGATTGATGGCCCCGGTTCAAAATTGCCTTGAATTTTCATCTTGCCGTTCCAAGGCGTAGGCAGTTTTTCGCGCCAAATTTCTTGGACATATTCGCCTTTGGCGTCCAGTTTCAAAACGCGGAATTGCACGGCCTTTTTCATTTCAAAACCGTCATCTTCGATTTCGTACAGTTCAAACAATACGACCAAAGCTAACAGTTCTTCCGCGCCACGTTGAATAATACGCCAGTTGATAATTTCCAGCGGTTCGTATGTGCTGATTGTTGGATGAATCTTGCCGCTTGCAAGATCGGCCATTGTTGCGCCGCCTTCGGTAGTTGGATAGTCAACCAATACGCCGGAACGCGAATATGCCAGCGTCAGCAATTCGGAACGCTTCGCCGATTGCACCAGTGTTACGCCTGTTCCGCTTGCGTTGTCTACAATTGGTTGCAACAGCGCCGGAACCTTCAAGACAGGTTCGCGCATGAAGACTTGGCCCAGCAAGCCGGTCATGGTGCGGCGGGTTACGTTGTAGAACACGGCGCGCTTGATATAAGCATCGTACCGCGATTTGTTTTCGGCTGATTTGTCGGTTGCGTTCGGCATTGGCAAATAAACCGTCTTTGCGTCTTTGATTGCCGTTTCGCCTGCCAAGCAATCCCGAATCAAAGTGTATTGAGCCGTCAAGCTTACGACTTCGGGACGGATAAAAGAGACGTTAGGCATGATATAAGATTCCTTTAAGACGGTAGTAATACTTTGAACTTCTTGTAATTGGCACGGCCTGCGCCTTTTAAAACACGATAGCGCGTCATATCATACGGATGGTCTTCGGCCTTCGTGTCAACGTCATCAATCTTGTCCGGGTCGCGGGGCAACGTCGGCAAAATCTCAATTGACGCAACGCAATTTGCCATGAAGTATATACCCGGTTCTTCCTTTTTTACAGAAGCTTCTAGCCTATCGCGTAATAACTGCAATCCAATGATGCGCGAACCGGGCGATTTGTCGGACTCTAACCAGCGAACGCCCTTTTTAGACATTAACTTTTCCGTCGTATCTAGTTCCGAATCAATCACTTGACGAATGCGGTTATCCGCTGGGCCGGGCCAAGGTTGCGACGAAATCCAGCCGTTTGCCATCATCGAAATTTCACGGTCAATAATGCCTTGCGCAATAGCCGAAGCAGAAAGTTTTAAACCTTTGTTTGTTCCTACTTCTTCGGTTCCGTACCATTCATAAAATTGGATTAATGAACCCGGTTGCGGTGTAAATAAAAACTCGCTGCCGTCTTGTAAAACAATCGTTGCGGATTCGCCGTTAGCTTCGGCCCACCAGCCCACACTAAACGGGTGCGAACTGCCGTCATCGAATGTTCTATCAAGATTCCAGCCGGGCGGAATAACGAAGCGCGGCACCACATGAATATGCGACTGCCAAACGTCATCAAGTGCGCCGCCTGCGGTAACGTCCCAATCGCCATAGAGCCAAGCTTTTCTAAGGTTCGGGTCTTTGATGCTTTCAAGTTCGGCGATGTAGCCGGGAGGCAGATAGATATTTTCGCGGTACGATCCGAAGATTGCAACCTGCGTTTTTGTTACGATTTCGTTTAACTGCGTTTGCGGGTTGAAGATTTCAACTTGCGTTCTAACTACGCTGCCGCGTGGCGCGCAGATAATGAAACGACGTTTCACCCAATTGTGGCCGGGGCCATTCGGGTTAGTCGTGCTAAAAACTTCAAGCGGAATTGGTGGCAGCGGCAAGCCATTCGGCGTTAAATACCGGCCTTTTTTATCGCGTGGTGTATCGCGGATGGGGTCAAACGAACTACGATTGACCGACATAAACTTATCGTATAAGTTGCCGTTCGGATGCTTAGTTAATTCGTTCCATCCGATGAAAGGGTATTCGTGACCGTGAAAGCCTTCGTAGTCTTGAATCTTCTTTACATGGCGGAATAAAAGTTCTTCGCCTGTCGGCCAAACCCATTTATATGCGCTGGTTGATTCGTAGAACTTTGCGCCGTCGCCGAACTTGCCGAACCATTTCTTAGATTCGGTTACAAGTCCGTTCAAATGGTCGAATTCAAGATCAAAGATAACGCCGCGCCAATACTGGCCGTAACCCTTGCCAACGTGGCGCAGGAAGCGCATAAGCTGCGTTATGGTCTTACCGGGGCCGCGTGCGCCTTCGTATAGCGTGTGATCGCATCGGGAGTCAATGGCGATGCTTTGCGAGCCGGGAAGGGGCCGCCATACGATTTCAGGGGCCGGAAGGTTGCATAGGCTGGCGGCTATCGCCGTTTGCTTAATGGCGGCTTCGGCTGACATTCAATAACTCCCGCTGTTGAATTTCGGCGGCTGCTTCCCAAGCTTCGTTACTGCCATGCGTAGGGACTTCGATAGCACGCGGAACGATTACATTTACTTGCGGGCCTGTACCGGGCTTTTCGATAAAGCCGCGAACTTCGGCGTAAAGCTTTGCAAGCTTCGCGTAATCTTCGGTAGTTGGTACGATTACCCGGCCTTCGCTGTTCGTAGTGCCTTCCATCTTCTGCCAAATGGCGCGGGCAAGATCAGCTTTGGACGGCAGAAAGTCGCCGCCGTCTTCATTAGCAAGGCGTTCTTGTTCGGCCTTTACTTCGGCGTCATGGGGCCAGTTATGGGCAACCCATAAGGCGCGGTTCGTATTGTCGGGGAATAGTGAAAGCGCGACTTTAAACGGGTCGTTAGGCTGCTTTAAAAGCCCAACGGCGAAAGCGGCTTTTTCTTCGGCTTCGGTCATGGCAACGGCCCTTGGAATAGTCTATTAGTTTGAACTATAACCCAAGGGCCGTTAATTGTCTATTTCGTTTTCTTGCAATGCCGGGCGTAGGTTTCGTTGTGTGCCAAAATCTGCGCGGCGGTTTCACGGCTGATAACGCCCTTTTCAATTAACACAACTTCGTCAATCGAAAGCAAAATAGGCTTGACCCATTTGCAGGACGTATCTACGATAACCGGCGCTGTTCTAACTACGTCGGCCATCGTATGCGGCTTATCTTGTCCAGTTGTCGCGCAACTTGCCAGCAATATCAGCGGTAGAACTCTGATTAACTTCGACTTGAACATTTTGTGCCTCTTGAATGGTTTCGACTTCGACTTTTGCCGCCGCTTGTGTTTCTTCGACCTTACGAACTGCCAAAGCTTCGCGGTCGTCGGCGCGTTGATTCGCTGCTTCGGTCTTAGCTTCGGCTTTACCTGCGCGCTTAGACGAAAACCAAACAGTAACAAGGATTACGGCGAATCCTGCAAACGCCGCAATCCATCCTTTAAACTTGTTGCCCCATACTGCCGCAAGTGCCCACATTATAGCCCCCGTTCGCAAAGGGCGCGTTCAGCCGCCCGCCTGTCAATCAAACCCTTTAAGGTTTTGCCTTTTGCTGTGACCCATTGCGCCCGGCCCGTATCCGATTCGTTGATGGCTTTGCAAGCGCCTTTGTAATCGCCTGCGTTGAATCGCTTCGCTGTCGTGCTGTTGCAATAGTTCGCCGCACCGATATTATAGCCGAAGGATACGGCGGCGGCAAGTTGATATGTTCGGCCTGCGAGTGCGGGCGTACATTTAAGGATTGGTTCGGCGTGGCGGATCAAGCCAGATTCTAACGATTCCTTACATTCGGCTTCGGTGTACTTTTGATTAACGACTACGTTTTGCGTGTCGCCCATACACTTTGTTGGAATGCCGACAGGATCAAGATAGCCGCGTAATATAGTGCCTTCGTATGTGGGCACAAATGCAATCAAAAGAGCCGCCGCAGCGGCCCCAACTACGCCCGCAAGCGTCTTTTTATTGCTGGGCTTCGTCGGGATTCGGGATATTGGCTTCGGTTCCATTTTCGGCTTTCAATGACTTTTGTTTGACAACGCGGGCAAACATGGACATTGCCGTAATGAATACGGCGACGAATTGAACGGCCTTTTCGGGAATCATGGCTTTGGCTTCTTCGGGCATGGACGCCCAAATGTACAGCGCCGAATCGGGCCACAAGAGGAACAGCGACGTTAGCAGGCTTCCGAGTGCGGCCAAGCGCACAGACCAAAACTTAGTAAATAAGTGCCAGTCTTCGATAAGTTCAAGCTTCATTTTAGCGCCCCTTAATTGCCGATTGGCGAACGTCGATAAGATCGCGGCGAACGTCGATAAGGTCGGTTTGCACGCGGTCGATTTGCGACTGTTGCATACTGTTAACGCCTTTAACTTCGGTCAAGCCTTGAATGAGCATTGTCATGCGGTCGTCACGACTTTCGATTTTTGCTTTAAGTTCCGAAACTGCCGATGTGGCGTTATCGACCTTTACGAACAATCCGCCGAAAGCCAACACGACGGATAACACCGAAGTTACTAGCCAAGTTAAGGGGATTTTCGTTTCGATGATTCGGCTGCCTGATACGTTTGCCATGATAAAAGACCCCTTTTCTTTTAATAACTTCGCTAACAAATTCGGTAACATAATCAAAAGCCCTTGATATTTCTGGAAGTCTACACCTTATTTTTATGATATGCAAAGAAAAACCCAGCCGGGGTTAAGGGCTGGGTCTGTCTGGAAGGCCCGCTAGGGCGCTTCCGGGGCCGGGCTGGGCTGTTAGGCCATGCGCCATACGCGAGCGCCACCTTCCACCGAACGAACGATGAATTTGCGCGTTTCGTGCATGATCGGGCGCAATTCGTCGTGCTGGCCGATAACGATTGGTTTGCCGTCTTCGCCTTTTTCGCGCTTGCCTTCGGCGTCCACTTTGTAATCGGTCACTTTAACGGCTTCGGTTTTGCCGTCCGGGTCGGCGACGGCATAGCGAGCGGTCGCGCTGGAAACGGTCGAAGCCAGCGATTTTGCGGCGTTCGGCTTGTCGGTCGTGTTCGCCACGAAGAACGATTGACCAACGGCCAGTTCATCGAACGGATAGACGTTCGCGCCACGGCCCCGGCCAGTGATCGCAGGAACCGGGATGTTCGATTCGATGACAAAGCCGGATTTGATCGTTTCGGCGACTGCGCCGACTTCTTCTTTATTGTTGTCCATGATTGCGTCTTCTTTCTCGTGAGTTGCAAGGGCACGCACACCGGCAACGGTGGCGCGTGTGGCGATTTCGCCGGATTCGTTGACGATGCCGGGATTGATTTCAACAAGCCCAGCTTCGACCAACGGGCCATGAATCGCCGTCGCGGTGAACATGCCTTGCTCACCTGCGGCGACAATATCGGCGAGCGTTACGACAGGCCCGGCGATGGCATTTGCTGCGGTTGCGGCAAGGGCTTTAGAAGCTGCGCCTTTGCTGCCGTTCTTCTTGGAAGTAGCCATTTTGAAAAACTCCTTTTCTAAAGTTGTCCGGCAACCGGATTAACTACAGTATGCCGGGTCAGATTACGATTGTCAAGCGGTTCGATGAAAATTATTCGTCAATCTTCGTTACACATTCGGCCTGATAAGCGTGCCTGAAATCGGGCCAAATACCGGCCTTAACGTTTTGACAGTACGCCAAGGCGTCTTTTTGGTTGTCCTGCATATCCATATAGCCGACGACCATATAGAGCAACAGGACAACCGCGACGGCCAACAGGTTAAGAAGTCGCATGATAGCCCGCTTTCTTCTGTGCCTGTTGCTGGTTTGCGATCTTGTCCAGCCCTTCGCGTGCGATGAATTGCACGTTAAGAATACCGTTTTGCATTTCGGTCAACGCGGCTATAAACTTGCTCATACTGTTGGCGTTTGGCGTTGCCTCTGCGATGCGCAAGAACGTTTCCAAGCATTGAAAATGTTCCGTGTGCAACTGGTACATCAACGATGCGGCGGCAAGCAGGTTATAAACCCGGCTATCGCACGCGCCCGGCGACAGCACAAGAAAATCGTTTGGGTTGCCGGTGCGCTTGTTGTAGTTGAAGACCGCGCCCGTTTGGGCATCGCGCCAGAATAGCAACTGGTTAATCTGGTCATGCGAAATGTAAGTTGCCATGATCGTTCCCCTTAGATGCCCACATTAACAGGCCCGACTACAATACTCGCTGCGTCGATAGTCGGCAGTTCCAGATCGCGGGCAAGCCTGTATTCGATGTTCGTACCACGCGAACTATACCAGTTTGGCAGCAATGCGACGGCATCGCAAGTAACCATTTGCCCAATATCGTATTTCATGTACCACACATAAGGCCGGTTTGGGAATGCTTCGTTGATTTCTGCCGGGTTGCATACGATATAGCCCAGCGCACGAAGGCGGGCCGCTTCGGCGTTGAACGCGGCTGAGTTTTCGTTATCGTGCCCGGTCATTGGCCCGGCTAAGTAAATGCGTTTCATTTTCTCCCCCTAAACTTGTTTTGATACTTCATTGTAGCATGTTATAGATACAAATCAAGGTTTATTCGTAATCTTCGTTAAGCTGCGTTGATGCAACTGCATATGTGTCTGTTCCGTCTTTCGCCTTGGGTTTGCACTTGGCGCACAATACGCCATGCTTTCCGCATGTTGCGGTTTTGACTTCGCCGATAAAGGAGTATGAAAAGCCTTGACAAACTTTAGCGCCGCAACCGTCTTTAGCAGCGGCGCTAATACGTTGCAGCTTTTTAGCGTAGGTTTCCATTGCTAGTACTCCTTAATAATACGTTGTGTCGTTACCGTCGTCAAAGTCTTCATGGCACAAATCATCCATGACGGCATAGCAGGCTTGCAAGATACGTTCTTCTTCGCCCTTGGTTGCGTTGATGCGGTCATACAACCAGTTGGGCGGCTTTTTGCAAATGCGGTCGTTGATTTCGACAATGCCCCAATATTCGACGCCTTCTTCAAGGCCGACAGAATGATCTGCCGCGTAAGGTACGAATTCGACGGTTACTTTAAGACCGCCGAGAACTTTTACAGTTGCGCGCATGATTGGCCCCTTACTGCGCCAGCATGGCGGCTACGTGGTGGAAAGTTGGAGCGACTACGCTATAGACGACGGTAGCGAGTGCGGCAGCAAGGATAAAAGCTGCAATGATTGTGGCGTATTTCATTTTGTGCCCCTTGTCAGTTGATAAGTTCATTCTAACATACGGGGCACAAAATACAAGGACTATTTACAGTTCGTGGCTCGCTTCGTCGTTGCAAGGATGCCGGTAGCGGATTTACTGCGGCTAATAAATACGTTAAGCGGTTTGCCCTTGCGATAGAGAATCCACACCGGGCCGTCGTTGTCGTGACCTTCATACACAAAACAGTTGCCTTCGCGGGCAATGCGCTTTGCTTCCTTGACGGCTTCGGTATCGGCTTTGCTCAATACGTAGTGCGATGCGGCGTTAGCCATGACAGTTCCCCTTAACGTAAGTACACTTCGGCCAAGTATTCGGCTTCCAGTGGGTCAACAATGCGAACATTGCCGCGCAAAACTTCGGTAGGCCAATACTTAAACTTCTTCTTATCATCGGGCCAGAAGTGCGAGCAATAACGATAAATGCGGTTGTCTTCTTCGTCAGCGGCAATAACATAAGTTACCGGCCTACCGTTAAGCAGAACGATTGCGCGGTGCGCCAGTTCGCGCCGGTAGTCATCCGGCGTAGTCAGATCATAAACCGATATGCGTGCCATGATTTACCCCTTGTATTCGATATAACCGCGCAGCATATCCGCAGCTTCGCGCCACGAATAACATACGCACCAGCCGTAACCTACGGCCCTTGCATGATAGCTAAACGCGATTTGTTCGTCCGACAATCCGCCTTTACTACTTTCCTTCTTCGGCTTTTCGCTAGGCTTCTTCATTTCGATATAAAGCCCGTGATACCCCGCGATAGGCCAAGGTAGAAACGTGTCAGCTACGCCGGTTCGCACGCCTTCGGCCTTCATCTGGCCGCCGCGAATGGCCCTTGACTTGGCATTGTCGCCCCGGCTACCGCCGTTAGGGATTGCGTGAAACCATGCGAGCGCGGGCACTGTTGGCGTTTCATACATTGCATACGGCGAGTTGCAAGGCATTACGCCAGTTTTGGCCCATTCGTCGGCGATGTCAAAGCCGTGTAAGTGAGCAAATGCTACGTAAGCAAACAATGCCGTTTGGTGGCCGTGTTCAGTGCCTGACTTCGCCAATTGATCCGGCGTAATCATTCAAACACACAATAGTCAGCGTATTGTATGCGCTTCGTATCCTGTTCTTCGTCCGATGCAACGCCGAGCGATTCGCTGCGGCCATAGCATTGTTTGAGCATCGGCGAGATAAAACCAGCCGAATGCACCGTGAAGCCCTTCAAAGGCCCGGCAAGCAGCGATTCGACCATTTCAGCATGGATGATAAGATCGCTAAAAATTACAGGTACGAACTGCATCATACCAACGACAGGCCGTTTTAACATTACGTATTTCATTTCCTACCCCTTATAAGTTCGATGTATGAATACAGCATAGCATACGCCGCCCCAAAAGGAAAGCAACATAATTACGCCGTATAACTTGTAATGCTCTGCGAGTAGGCCGGGTGCCATACATGCGGCACACACGGCCAGATTCCGAAGCGCGTTCATTTGACCGTTCCAAGTGCGCGGCGGCTGTCGCAATGCGCGATTGCGTCTTTCATCGCCGTATCGTTTTCGGCAAAGAATTCGTTCAGTATTTCGACTTGCTTGTTATGGAACATGACCCATTCGGCGTACTGTGAGGCCTGATCCTGCATACGCTTGGAACGTTCATACTTCGTAGAAGTGCGAATAACCTGCATCGTGCCGCGATAGCTTACGGCCTGTTGCCAGTGCCAAAGCCGCAAGATACGAAGCTTTGCTAATGTGTTGGCGTAGACGAATTGCATGATGTACCTCCTAATGGATCATGTGGTTGCCATCGCACGAATTGGCGATGAATGTTTGCAGGGCGCGAATGCCTGCGGCTGTTAAATCTTCGCCTTCGTGTTGGATGATTGCGACGTAATTAACTGCTTCTACGTCTTCGCCGTCTTCGCCTGAAAAGACAATTTCGCCTTCAAGCGGTTCTTCGTCGGCTTCAATCTCGCTTTCGCCTTCGACGCTTGGGCCGTCTTTAAGCGCGTTAAGCACGCGGGTAATCTCTTTGCTTTGCGCTTCTGTGAACACATTCGGATTGTTGTTCTGCGAATCGGTAATAACTTCGCACATGATTTCACAGCACTTGAACAAACGGGCAATAACGTCTTCCGTTTCTTCGTCAATGTCCAAAGCGCGAATCTCGTTAATGATGCTCATAACGTTCTCCCCAAGTGATTAGACGCGAGTGTATGCCCACATTACACCGGAAGCAAGCCGCTTGCACTGGCGGGCCGTCCAAGGGCAATTGGCGGGTGTATGGCCCGATGCCCCGCAAAGTGTGCATACTTTCATGGCGGTTACTCCTTTAAACTTCGTCGGAACATTGACGGATAAAACCCCAAACGCTTGCAATGATTCTTTCGGCGTTGCGAGCTTTGCTGTGATTGACTACGTAAGGCTTACTACGTTGAATCCATTCGCCGTTTTTCTTGTATTCGGTGCGAACGATATGCCCCGGCGATTGTAAGGCACGAACTTCGGTGCCGTCGCTGTACGTGATTTGATAAGCAATTTCGCCTTTTGTGCTGTAGACGCTGGCGTTTGTAATTTCAATCATGTTCGCTACTCCGGTTCGTTTGATAGCTTCATTCTAGCACGACTTTGTGCTATGTCAAGGTTCGTTTTTAACTTCGTTGATGCGGTACATAAGCGCGGTACTATCGTAAATGCCTTTTGCAATTTGCTTTGGAACTTCGGTTAGCAAACCAGAACGGCAAAGCGCGTTGATTGCGTCCTGTAGACGTTTTCCGTTGTTGTAAAAAAGTGTGGTTGAAGCCAGACGCCTATGCAAATAGCTTTTGGCAACTACGTTTTCAGCTTTCATCTTTTCACTTGCAGAACGATATTTGGTAATCTGTTCATATGATGCCGCTTTGTATTGGACAACAATACGTTTAACTTCTGCTATGGCGCGTTCTGCATCGTCAGGATGCCCACATTGAGGCGTCACACAAGCTACCGGGCGAGCGTTCAATTCGTAATATAGCTTGCGGTTATGACCGTCAGGCAAGCGCCCCATTTCGTAACAGTCATCGTGTTCAACAACGACATACCGCCGCTTGCCCCGGCTGGCATCGTTTGCGAAGGCTTCTAACTGTTCCCAGCTTTCAAAATCTTCTTTAGCAAGCTTAATGCTAAAACCAACTTCTAATGAATGCGATGCTTTGTCAACCAAATCCATACGGTTAATAAATTCGATGACCGACGAAGACGATTGATAAGTTTCGATTGGTTGCATAATAAAGTTCCTTCAAAGTTCGTTAATGACCATATCACTATACGCCTATATTTAAGATACATCAAGCATTATATGGATTGAAAGGAAAAGTGAAAGGCTAACTCATTGATTTTAAATAAGTAATAATGAATATAATAAGTATAATAATAAATAAGTAGTATATAAAGATATAGCGTGATAGAGGTATAAAGCAGGATTTAGAGTGTATATCATCATTTCATACACTATCTTTTTATACATGGGGGTATTAATCGACGTTATACTTATTAATGGATTTTTTGCCTGATTTCACTGAATAATCAATGACTTAACTGCTTTAACAATGATCGGCAAATCGTTATTATCATTCAACGAGATTTGTATGAAGTATAAAGGTATAACAAAAAAGGGGCCACCGAAGTGACCCAAAGGGGAGTAACGTAGTTATTAAACGTGTTGACCGCACGCCCGAAGCATGTATTGATAATCGGCCAAAGCGTTTTGCATTCCAGACTCGTAACCGCCGAATAGCTTAAACACAATCGAGAGTTCAATGTGTCGTTCGACGTAAGACTGTGCGCGCTCGCCTTCGCGTAAGAGTTTGTGCATGGCGAAGGAGTAGCCTAGTTCGGCACGTTCGCCGTAAATGCGGGCCTGCTTGCGTTGTGTGTGACGGTGCAAAACACCGGCCATTACTTCTTTGAAATAGCGGATCATTTCGCGGCCTCTTTAATAGCATCTGCAATAAGTTTCAAAACATCAACGCGATTAAGCCAATTGCCTGTTCTGTCTTCTTCCATGTACGTAATTAAGTTTTCCTTAACGTTGGGCGTATAGCGGAATAGGTGTATAAGCCGCGCTTCAAGGTTATCAAGTGGCCGCACCGCGTTAGCTTTATCTAGCAATACTTGCGCTTGCTTCTTGCCTAGGGCTTCGGCTTCGGCCAGCTTCTTAGCGAATTCGGCATCATGTGCGGCCACGGTTGCAAGGCGCGTTGCTTCGGCTTCGTGATAGTCGGCAGGCGCAACCAAGCCCCCGGAACGATGTACACGGCCTTGCCATTGCTGTACATCGGGCATGGCTGACGCTGCTGGGGGCTGGCGCTCGCCTATCATTACCTTGCGCTCGCTGTAGGCCGGAACAGCCGTCAGCGGGCCGTGTTCGTCTTCTGCGGCGCGTGCTGCACGGCTATTGGCACTTGGGTAAATGGTAGCGTGGCCGATGTTGGTTACAGCCGAATACGACGGCTTAAAGCCAACGTGTGTTTGCCGTAAGCTTTCGGAAATATAGAGGCCATCGCTTGTAACCATTACGAAGCCTTCCTTAGTGTTGGTTGCCATTTTGGTTCACTCCTTCAATGTGGGTACGCTGCGAACATGCAACGAATAAAATACAGGGTCGCCGGAATTAATGCCGTAGAACGCCGGATGAACTTCAATTGAACGTGCAATTTCTTTTAAAGCTTCGTTCGGTACTAATTTGATTTTGTTGCATTCCCGGTAGGCTTGCTGGTAATCATCGTAATCAGATACGACGATTTCGCCAAAGTGTTTTGCCGGTTCGTTGTTCTCGTTAAGCCGTTGGATTGTGTGGAAGTCGGCCAGAACGAAATATTTTAACTTGGTGCCCACACTAAGCCGGGCGGTCATTTCCGATACTCCCCGGTTGCGTCAGCATTGCGGCGGGCTTCTGCCATCATGCGGTTATCGTCGCGTTCGCGGATTTCAATCATGTTATGGATGACGTAAGCAAAGAAAATAACCACGGACAAACCAATAAAGAAGTGCGGCCAGTATTGGCTAATGTTTTCGCTGTTTGCGTAGACAAGGTGCATGATGCCGAACACGATGCAACCGGCGATAGCCATGCCGACCAGTTGCAACAGCACGCCGCCCAATGCGCGAAGAAATACGTTAAACAGCGACGGACGGTTGATTTTTGAAAAGTCGTTCATTTTGGGTTCCTCCTAAAGTTCGTTTGTATGATTCATTGTAGCATACGATTGCGCTACGTCAAGAAGTTTTATTTGTTGTGTGGTTGTGGTGCTTTTTAAGTGCGGCCCAAACCTTCGTTCTAAATTCCTGCGGGCTTTGGCCCTTGCGAAACTTGACAAGGCCCGTTGTAGGCCAGAAGTCAGCCCCGACTTTGCCTTCGTGCATAAGCATAATATGGACGCCCTGATTGTTGGTTATGTATTCGATTTCGGCTTTCCAAAGATCGTATTCGGCTTCTGTAATCATTTCAAGTTTGTAATACAACTGAACCGGGACGCTTTGAAAGCCTAGCTTGTGTGAGTTATGTTCCATTTCTTTTGCCTCTTATTTGATAGTTACCAAAACACGGATATGCGCGCACTGAATATTATAGCCGCCTGCGTAGACGATGCGGATTTTAATATATTTCTCGCCTGCGTTCGTTGTAACTTTGTAAACGCCTTCAAAACCGTCTTGGCTGTTCGTTGTAACCTTGCCAGTGATTGCGGTAATGTTTTCTTTGTAAAGCTTCTGCGCGATCTTATGGAAACGTTGATCGGCGATAGCTGCGCAGCTTTTGGCGATAAACGTTTTTGTGTGGTTCGTATATACGCCACACTTCAAGATTTCATACCAGCCCTTGCCGCCTGCAATCGAGTACAAACGGGCGTACAGCTTCCATGCGTTGTGTCGAAGCTGTTCATACTCTGCGCTGTTGTGGAAGGCCGCCAAGGCTTCGCAACGGCCCTTGGCCCATGCCTGCGTATCTTCGCAAAGCTTGGCATCGTAGACGGCAAACTCTTGTTTAAGGCCGCTGATAAGTTGTTCGTAGTTCATGGCGCTTACTCCTTCGTAGTTGATGAACGTAGTTTAGTCGAAAGTCTGGACGAATACAAGAAACATTTTCAAACAAAAAAAAACCGCCCGAAGGCGGCAAACAGGGGAACCGGCGCGGCTTAGATATAGAAGCTGGTAACGTCCACCAACGACATTGACGGCAACCAGCGTTGCAAGTCTTCAAACGTGAAAGCGGAAGAAAAACCTATAGTGTGCCAATGGTCAACACAAAATTCTGAACTGCCTTCGTATTCAACAATCTTTACTTCCCAATGGAAGTTTGCAACCGTCTTACGGGCAACGGCTAAAGTTGGCTTTTTCATCGCTTCGTTCCTTAGTAGTTAAAGCCCGAAGGCTTTAGGGTTTGCAATCATATATGAGACTGCCGAAGTATTGTAATCTTTGGACATAATCGCCCGGCTCATTTCTTGAGCATCGCCGCGTTCGCATAACGTTTTAAGTGCGCGCTTGATTGCACCTGACGAACCTATGCGATCTTTCTTGAATATTGAAACCGAAGCTAACCGCCGTTGACAATACGAATATGGAATGATGCGGGCTGAATGCAAATGGCCCATTCCTTCGCCGGAGTATTTCATAACGTCAGGCCATGCGGAAGTGACGTATTCTTTAATCGTAGTCATCATCTTAGCAAGCTGCTTTGTTTCGTCGTTCTCTACGCCAATTTCCCCGGCATCAAAACGTGTAAGCAAGTTGCGAACGTCGGCGACAACTAGATTAATAGCCCATGATAAAACATCGCTAGTAATTTGCGGGTCATATGGGTTGCAACCAACGGCGACGGTTGCGGCCAACTTCAACGCCTTCATGTGGGCACGACTCCAAAGCTGGCGCTTAACGTCCCGGTCTGTGCTGTTCGTGTTCGCCCTACAATATTCTTCAAAATCATAAGCTTGCTGCTCTACGCCTTGAACGAATTGAACGTGAATTGCTTTGTGCTGACTATTTAACATAAGCGAATGCGCGCACAGTGTAGAAAGCCGGTCAATAAGTTCAAACGAAGGCTTTGCACTTGCCCCGGCACGATTCAAAGGCGGAACAATGCCTTTGTATTCAATCATGGTAAAGCGCGGTAACAAACCTTCGCTAATTAAACCTTCGTGCAAACCTTCGTAGAACTTTTCAGGCGTCGATTCGCCCATAAGGGTAAAAGCTGGCGCGGTAATCGCTGCCGTGTTCTTATCCTTATCCGAATAGATTGACGGCCTTAATACTTTGCCTTCGCCCGATTTGTTATATGCGTCAAGCAGGAAGCGGCGCAGGCCCAGCAAATGCGGCGGCGCGTTGAACGCTGCCATTTGCTGCAAGTACATACCAAATTCGCCGACCAACGAAACAAAACACGTTGGCCCCCGCGACATATATTTGATGACTGCCTGCGACGATGCGATTTCACCGGGGCCAATAAAATCAACAGCGGCGGGAACTGTGCGAATAACTTGTTGCATAAGCTTGTCAATGCCGCTTGCAATAGCTTCTTTGCCTGTTCCTGTAGGTGCGAGTAATAGAACGTACTGATTAAGGCCGGTTGCGGATATGTTGTATGACCTGCCCACAATACCAGCCACCAGACCCAGCGCACCGGCAAGCGCGATTTCAGGCACCGGGCGCGGCGCGGCTGCATAGATGAATTGGGCAATCTCGCCAACAAGTCCGGGAGGCACACTGTAGACCGATGACGTTACAGGCATTTCAATATACGGCGTGCATTCGACAGGCGGCGGAAGTGCTGCGGCTTGACTATTTTGGCTTGGCGGCGGCAAGGCTTCGCGGCTACGTTGGGCCAAAATTTCTTCCAAAAGGTTGCGCAGGCCGTCAATATCTACAGGCGGCAACATACGATCAAACGTTTTGCCTAACATATAGTTCATGTAGTCATCGCGCCATGCTTTATCACGCGCCCCCAAACCGGACGCACGAAACAACCGCGTTATCTGCGTCCGATTGTACGTATAAAACGCGATAATATCGACCAGTGCGAAATCAGCTTCCGATTGCGATTGATACATACCTTGCCACCGCCCGGCATACAGTTCGGCAAATTTGTCGCCGTTCGCTGCGGTAATAGCGCGGTTAATAACTTGTTCGTCGGTTTCTTTTTCTTCTGCGCAACCCGCATAGATCGCAGCAGCTACGCCACCATGCCCCATTTGTGAATGAAGCGCATTGAGCATATCGTTATATTCGACAATAGGCGCGGCGCGGTACACATTGCCGGTCATAGTCATATACCGTTCTGACGTATAGATTTCGATAGAGCTACGGCGACGGCCTGACGGAAGATCGCCTTTAACTATAATATGGATGCCGTGCCCGGAAGGCGACAATTCGGCGTAACTGTTGAATTCAGTATAAATCTTAAACTGGCGGTCGAAAACTGTTTGATCGCCTTTAGGGTCGTCCAGATCAATAAAGCCGTAAGGGTCTTCGCGGGTTAATACGAAGCCAATGCCGGAATAAAAACCGTAAGACATTGAGGCAATAACTTCGGCATAAGTTGCCCATGTACTAGGGTCTGTTACGCTTGCAAGACCGCCAGATCGTGCGGAATACGGAACCTTAACCGGCTTCGGTGCGTCAAGGTCTTCGTAACGCCAGCAAATCCATTGCACGTAAGTTTGCATTTCAAGGGGGATATTCTCAAACATCCTTAACCCCCTTCGTTAAGAAGTCGAAGATAGCGCCAACTTTATTAACGGAAGGGTCTTTGATTTCGCCCCGCGTCATCTTCTTAATCCAAGCTTCGGACGCCCCGGCAACTTCTGCCAAGTCTTGCAGCGATACACTACGCGGGCGGTTCGCTATTAAGGTTCGTGTCTTCTTTAGCCATTCATGCGCTTCAAGACTCGTTGCGTTTTCTTCTTCAATCATGGCGCGGCTTCCCGGTTCAATGTGGGCAATTGGAAACAAGTCTAGGGGATAGTATGTTATACGTCAAGGATATTTTTGGCTTGACTTGTGCAAACCGCTTGACTATCATTGTTCTTACGTTGTGGCCGCTTGCCGCAATACAACATTGAAGGGTATGCCATGAACCAACAGCCCCAAACGTTCGACTACATCGAAGAAGCACACAAGACAGCATCGAACCAATTCCACGGCGATATGGTGCCTTACGCTCATTTCTGCGAAGTTATGGCCCGCGTCATCGCAGCAATCAACGAACTTGACGCAATCAAGAAAACGATCTTTTACGGCAAGCAATTGCCGGACTTTCATATCAAACAAGCCGAGTGCAAGCACAGCTTGAAATTCGTGCATTTCCACCTTGTTGACGACGACACAACGCCAGCACAAGCCAAAAACATCATTCATGGCATCATCGGCAAGGCCACCGAATCCGGCGAACTTCTGGAAGCTTTGGCCGCGTGCATGATGGACGGCGTATCGTTCGATAAAACAAACTGTCTTGAAGAAGTAGGGGATGGCATGTGGTATGACGCACTTATCGCCAAAGCCTGCGGCTTCAACTTTGGCGAAGCGCAAACGGTCAATATCGAAAAGCTGCGCGCACGCTTTCCGCATCAATTTGCCGAAGCTGACGCGGTTAATCGTAACTTGGCCGTAGAGCGCGCGATCTTGGAGCAACAACCGAAAGACGGCCATGAAAAATAGCTTGACAGGCCGAAGTAATCAACGTATCTTTATACCAGACCGGCGCGATTCGCTACGGCAACCAAAGAAAGGCAAAATCATGTTTGAACTCAAAGATCCAGACGGCGGCCCATCGCGGTTTTTCACCGAAGAACAAATGACCGCTGAACGCGACCGCCTTTTGTTGGCATGGGAAAAGGCCAAAAAGGCGCTTGAAGTTGCCAAAGAAGACGAAATGAAAGCGCGTAAAGCATCCGTCGCGTTCATGTTCGATGAAACGACGACCGGGACGCAAAAAGTTGACCTTGGCGGCGGCTACGTAGCCAAAGCCGTGATTAAGATCAACTACGGTTTTATCAAAAACGAAGATGGAAAAGTTGACAAGCGCCGGATTGAAATGGCGCTTTCCAAAATCGAACACAACAGCGCAGCGGGCGAACTGATCGCCGAACGTCTGGTGAAATGGACGCCTGATTTGTCGTTGACCGAATACAAATTGCTTTCGGAAAAAGACAGAAAGATCATTGACGCGGTTATCATTACGACTGACGCCGCGCCAACGCTGGAAATCGTCGCACCAAAAAGCAAGTAACCAAACCCGGCCCCGGATGCCCACATTAACCGGGGCCGCACTTGAAAGGCATGTATGCAGCAATCGAACTTGAAACCAGCCGGGCAACTGGCCCAGCGGTTCGGCGTCAAGGCTATCTTGTATGGCAAGCCGGGCACCGGCAAAACGCCGCTAATGAATACGGCCCCGCGTCCGGTCTTGCTCGCAACCGAACCGGGTTTGCTTTCGATGCGCAATAGCCAAGTGCCAACTTGGGACGCATTTAACCCCGAACGCATCGAAGAATTCTTTAAATGGTTTTTTGAATCGAAGGAAGCGGCCAACTTCGACACATTGGGCGTTGACTCCGGTTCGCAACTGGCGGAAATCATTTTGGCGCAGGAACAGAACCGCCAGAAAGACGGGCGCAAAGCATACGGCGAACTTTCCCGCCGTTGCATGGTGTATTTCGACCAACTGTTTTTCATGCCGCAGAAGCATATTGTTTTGATCTGCAAGCAAACGCAGGCCGAAACCGGCAAAACCATCGTTCAAGCTAACGGCGCGTTTAATGTCGAATTTACGTATCAAGCGCAACCGTATTTTCCCGGCAACGATTTGAACGTAAAAGTTCCGCACCGCTACGACGAAATTTTGTATATGGCAGAAGCAACCGTACCCGGTCAACAGCGGCCAGTAATGGCACTAAGAACCAAAGGCACCGCCGAAATATTGGCGCGGGATCGTAGCGGCAATCTTGCCGAACTTGAACCGCCCGATTTGTCGGCACTGTTTCAAAAGGCAATGATTCAATAAACGGCCCCTTTTGTCGCTTTGCCGTAGTTTAAAAGGCGACTTTCTTTAGAAAGGTGTACCCAAAATGGCACAACTTATTACCCCGTTTGATGCAAACCAATTTGACCCTTCGCAGGGCGTAGGCGGTTTGCCGCTGGGTCGTCATCCTGTCGTAATTGATTCGTCGGAAGTCAAGGCGAACAGCAACAACGACGGCGGCTATTTGCAACTGAACTTGAAAGTTATCGACGGCCCGGCTACCGGCACCATCGGCGCTTACCGGCTGAACCTGTACCACAACAACCCGCAAACCGTGCAAATCGCGCATCAACAGCTTTCGGCTGTTTCGCACGTAATCGGCGTGTTCCAATTTGCTGATTCGCAGGCGTTGCACGGCAAGCCGTTCATCATCGAAGTTCAGCCGCAGAAGAACAACGCGCAATACACCGAAGTTAAAAAAGTGTTCGATATGAACGGCAACGAACCCGGCAAGCAGGGCAACGGCCCGGCAGCTTCGGCACCAATGCAGGGCGCACAAGGCGGCGGTTTCGGCCAAGGCGCGCAGCAGCAACCGGCAGCGGGTCAAGGCGGCTTCGCGCAGGGCGGCCAAGCGGCCCCGGCAGGCAATGCGGCCCCTGCGGCTGGTGGCTGGCAGCAGGGCGGCCAAGCAGCGGCACCAGCGGGCAACCCAGCAGGCGGCGCAGCGCCGGGCGGCTGGAATCAAGGCGGCGCAGCGGCAGGCAACACGGCACCGCCTGCAACGGGCGGCGGCTGGCAGCAAGGCGGCGCACCAGCAGCGGGCGCACCAGCCCAAGGCAACCCGAACGGCCCAGCATGGGGCCAACGCTAAGTAAGGCGTAATGTTCGCCGGGGTTTTAACCGGCCCCGGCGAATTCTTTTCAAGGGCTAAATATGTTAATGGAAGATATTACAGACGTATTAGCCAAGCCCATTCATTGCGATAATTGCTGTTCTCTGAATATTCAATTCGTCAATAACAAATGTGTTTATGGTCAAGAGTTCGGCGACTGGCCCTATATTTATTTCTGCAACGATTGCCGCGCTTCTGTCGGCTGTCATCCGGGCACAGATATTCCACTTGGCAGAATGGCGGATCGTGCTACGCGGGCGCTTCGCTCAAAAGCTCATTTGGCGTTTGATAAACTTTGGAACGGCGGTTTAATGACCCGCACAAAGGCATACGCTTGGCTTGCAGCGCAATTAGAAATCGAACATAGCCAATGTCATATTTCATGGCTTTCAATGGATCAATTAAGAAAAGTCGCAGTTTTATCAACGGCGTTTCTTGAACAGAATTTAAAGGCGCTTATGCGCCGTAAGGCAAAAGCAAATGAAAAAGAACACAAACGCAGAGAACGCGAATTTGAGTCTAAGCGCCGGGAGTCAGACGGAAAGCTTAATCGGAAAAAATCCCGGCACCATCATCGCGCTTGATTCGCCGGGCGTTTCAAGTCAAGTTGCAAAACAAATTAGCGAGAACATTGACCGCTATTGTGTTGAAACGTATGACGGCGGGCACCGTACCCATTTGGGCGCTTCCCTGATCGGCGACGAATGCAAACGCAAACTTTGGTATATCTTCCGCTGGTGCCTGCAAGAACCAACGGACGGACGCAAACAACGGCTTTTCAATCGCGGCCACCGCGAAGAAGCCCGCTTTATTGAATGGCTGGAAGGCATCGGCGTTAAAGTCTGGTATGAAGATCGGGAAAGCAACCCTCTTTATTACTGCGTCGAATCCGATTCATATCATTTGAAAAGCGAAGTTTTCAAAGACGAAAACAGTACGTTAGCAAATCTGGCCGTAGAAATAACCAAAGACCGGCCCGACTATATCAAGCACATTGCCCGCGCCAAGGCTGACGGCATCGAGTTCCCGCAATACCGTATATCAGACTGCGGCGGCCACTTCGGCGGATCGCTGGACGGCATCGGCATCCTGCCCGACTGGTTCCATATTGACGAACCCGTTTTGCTGGAATTCAAAACGAACGGAACCGGCGCAGGCTTTAATAAACTAATGGCGGAAGGCATGGCCGTATCAAAAGGCCAGCACTACGCCCAAACGTCCACATATGGCAAGAAAGGCGTACAGGGTACGAAGTTCCGTTATGTGCTTTATTTGAACATCAATAAGAACGACGACACAATACACGTTGAACTTGTCAAACTTAGTGATACGCTTGGCGGTCAAATGCTTATAAAGGCCGAACAAATCATTACATCGCAGGTTCCACCGTCGCGCCTGTCGGACAATCCGACATATATTAAATGCGGTTACTGTCACTTTAAAGAAATCTGCCACCGTGGCGCGATGCCTGAAATGAATTGCCGCAGTTGCAAATCGGCGGTTCCTGTCGATAACGCAGAATGGTTTTGTGAAGTTCATAAAGGGATAATCCCTAAAGACTTCATTAAAAAGGGTTGCGAATCCTATATCCCAATTACGGCGATTACCCAAAAATGATTCCTGCTATCCTTCCCGAAACTCGTTGGTATCAAGAGGAAGCCGAATTCGCCGTCTTTGATTATTTTGAACGCGGTAATGTGGGCAATCCTGTCGTGTGTATGCCAACGGGCACCGGGAAATCTCACGTTATCGCTAATCTTATTCGGCGCATCTTTTGGCTTTGGCCGACGCAACGGGTAATGATGCTGACGCATGTAAAACAACTGATCGTTCAAAATGCCGAAAAGCTTTTGCAGGCTTGGCCGACTGCGCCGCTGGGCGTGCATAGCGCCGGGCTTAATTCGCGTGATATTGTCATGCCTATTATCTTCGGCGGCGTTCAATCGGTTGCCAACGTTATTAAGAAAAGTTTAGAAACTAACGACGGAAGGGCTTTTTATCAAAAGCATTTCGGGCATCGGGATTTGGTCTTTGTTGACGAATGCCATTTGATAAGCCCCGAAGAAGATACTGAATATCAGTACGTAATCGCAGAACTTAAAAAAATAAACCCATATTTAAAAGTAATCGGCTTTACTGCCACGCCTTACCGAATGAGGCAGGGTATGATTACAGACGGCGGATTATTTACCGATATTTGTTATGACATTACCGGCGTTGAATCTTTCAACCGCCTTATTTACGAAGGCTATATTTCGCCTTTGGTGCCAAAGCCTACAGTAACAGAAATTGACATTTCAAACGTTGGTATTAGCAGGGGCGATTTCAATAAAGGCCAATTGGAAGCGGCAGTAGATAAAGACGAAATAACTTATAGCGCCGTTTCCGAAATGGTCAACGCCGGGCAGGATCGCCGAAGCTGGCTTGTATTTTCGGCGGGTATTGATAACGCGGAACACATAGCGGCAATGTTCCAAATGTTCGGCGTTCAAGCTGCCGCCGTTCATTCCAAGTTAAAAGATAGCGAAAACGACGAACGCATAAGGGATTATAAAAACGGCGCTTTGCGCTGTCTCGTAACGAAAGACAAATTAACAACCGGGTTTGACGATCCAAAAACGGATATGATTGGCGTCTTGCGTCATACTCTTTCACCGGGCCTATGGGTTCAATTGTTGGGACGCGGAACGCGGCCAAGTTGGGCCACCGGCAAAGAGAATTGCCTAGTGTTGGACTTCGCACGTAATACGCCGCGCCTTGGCCCTATTAATGATCCGCGTATCCCGCAAAGGCCGGGCAAAGGCGGTGGCGATGCTCCCATAAGAATATGCGATTGCTGCAAAATGTATAACCACGCTGCGGCGCGCTTTTGTGGTGGCGGTCGTAGTCCAGAAGAAGGCCGACGTTATGGCGGTTGCGGCAATGAATTCGTATTTGAAAACAAGATATTTGCCAAGGCTGGCGAAGCCCTTTTAATTCGCCCCGATGATGCAGTTATCGAATATTTCGACGTAAAGAAAGTGATTTACAATCTACACGAAAAGAAAAATGCAAATGGCGTATTGACTTCGCCACCAATGATTAAAGTTTCGTACTTCTGCGGGTTCCAAATGTTCAACGAATATATTATGTTGGAGCATAACGGAATGCCGGGGAAGAAGTCGCGGGATTGGTGGCGGCAACGCCATTCAGAAGAACCCCCGATGACTACACACGAAGCTTTGCGCCGAGTATCCGAGCTTCGCAGTCCTGCGCGAATTCGGGTGCATGTAAATAAGAAGTATCCTGAAATTTTATCTGCCGAATGGTGAAAACTATGTCTAGCCCCATTGAAGAAAACGTACCTGTTCCGCCTGTCGATAAGCCTAAAAAGACAAGGGCACGACGTAAAGCCGCCGAAGAAATCGCCGCAGTTAATCCAGCGGCAAAACTGGCCGCTGCATTAAAGTTTCTGCTTCCGGCACAAAAGAAGATCGGGCCAACAGGTTTGCAGTTTGCGAACCTTTGCGGGCACTACGCTTGCGCATCGGACGGAATTCGGACAATAGCAACGCCAATTGACGAAGATTTGACCGCGTGCCCACATACACACCAGTTTATCGAAGCCCTTTCAAACGTCGGTTCCGAACTGGCGATAACGCAACTGTCGGCACAAGCCCTTTCCGTGGCTTCTGGCCGCTTCCGGGCGCTGGTGGCGTGCGTCGAACCGAACGAAGTGCCTATCAGCGCGCCGGATGCCTGCATTGCCGTCATTGACGACCGGATCAAGGCCGCGCTTGCTGCCGTTGGGGTACTGGCTACCGATGGCGCACCGGACGCTATAAAAGCCGCCGTTCTGTTGCAAGCAAATACCGCAGTTGCAACGAACGGGTTTGCGCTTATGGAATACTGGCACGGCATTGATTTGCCGCCCGGCCTGTTGATCCCGAAGCTTTCCGCCGTAGCAATCGCCAAAGCCGATAAGAAGCTTACAGGCTTCGGCTTTTCGCAAACATCGGCGACGTTCTGGTATGAAGACGGTTCGTTTATCAAAACGCAGCTTTACGGAGAAACGTTCCCCAACTACAGCATCTTCTTTAACGTCGAAGGCTTGGAAGCTAGGCCGCTGCCTGACGAATTCTTTAAGGCCGTCAAGGCAATGGAACCATTCAGCGAAAACGGCGTACTGTACTTCGCAAATGGCACGATCCATTCATCGGCCCGCGAAGCGCAGGCAAGCACGTTCAAGGTTGAAGGAATCCCCGAAAGTATGGGCTTCAACGCAAAATACTTGCTTTCTCTTGAAGATCATTTTAAACTGGCTCACTTCGACCAATCAAACCGCAAAGTTGTGTTCTTCAACGCAGAAAGCACAGTCCGGGGCGTGTTGATGGGCGTAGGCCAGCAGGAAAAGCCAGCCGAAGAAACGTATGTTAAAACTTGGGACGGCGGCGAAGCGGCACCGGGTCAAGTCAAGCCGAACTTTTCCTTAATGGACGACGACATACCTTTTTGAAACCGAGTTTATAACATGCCGAACGACTTAGGTTTTGTAGTTGCCAAGAATAGCCGGAAGATTGATAAACTTTCGGCTAATCTTGGTCGTTCGCTTCGTCCGATTGACGAAATGAACGAAATAGAATTAATGGCCGTTCCGGCTGGCGATTTGTTTGTTTTTGACGTTGAATGTTATAAGAACTTTTTCTTTGTAGCGTTTAAGCATCTTAAAAGCGGCAAGTACGTAACCTTTGAACAGTCGCCCGACTTTGCGTTAAACGTTAATAAGCTGCGCTGGATGCTTTGGCGCTTTTGTATTGTGGGCTTCAATTCAAAATCATATGACGTACCTATAATCGAGTACGCGCTATCCGGGGCAACCTGCGAAGACTTGAAGTATGCAACAGACTTTATTATCAAATGTGGCCCGCAATACGGCACGCCTAAAACAACCGTCTTTGATTTTGAAAAGCGGTTCCATGTAAAAATCAATCGCTACAATCACATTGACTTAATCGAAGTGGCACCGCTTCAAGGTTCGTTGAAGCTTTACGCGGGCCGCCTGCATTGTGATCGTATGCAAGACTTGCCATTCCCTGACGATTACATACTGTGCCGCGAAGATGCCGCAGTTGTTCGCCCTTATTGCTGCAACGATCTGAATAATACAGAATTGCTCTTTAACGAACTGGCGGGCGAGATTCATTTACGTAATGAAATGTCGCAGGAATATAACGTAGACTTGCGTTCTAAGTCGGATGCACAAGTTGCCGAAGCTGTCATCAATAGCGAACTTCAAAAGATTCTAGGATGGTGGCCTAAGAAGCCAACAGTATCCGAAGGAACGGTATTGCAATACAACGTTCCTGATTTTATCAAGTTTCAAACGCAGGAATTAAACGACGTATTGAACAAGGTTCGCAATGCACGCTTTCAGCTTGACGGCTTGGGTTCGCCGCTTTGGCCTGCCGGGCTTGGCGAACTGGAAAAGACAAAGGGCAAAGAATCCAAATGGGTTTTGAAAGTCAAGCTTGCCAATAGCGTTTATAAGCTTGGAATGGGCGGCTTGCATTCACAAGAAAGCTGCATAGCATTTAAAGCCGATGCTAACACAATCATTGCAGATAACGACGTAGAATCTTTTTATCCGCGCATCATACTTAATCAGCGGCTTTACCCTGCGCACTTGGGCGAAGCGTTCTTGCAAGTTTATGAAAAGATTGTCAATGCCCGTATTTACGCCAAGGCACAAGCCAAGGCTTGCGAAAAAGCGCATGACCGCGCAGGCAAGAAACACTGGAAGCAAATAGCCGACAGCTTAAAGATTACGATTAACGGAAGCTTTGGCAAACTCGGGAACAAGTATTCGACGTTGTATGCACCGCAATTGATGTTGCAAGTAACGATTACCGGCCAGCTTGTCTTGCTTATGTTAATCGAACGCTTGAACCTTGCAAACATTAACGTAGTTAGCGGAAATACAGACGGCATTGTGTCGGTGTACGAAACCGCACGGCACAACGAAGTGCGCGCAATCATTGCGCAATGGGAAAGCGAAACGAACTTCAAGACAGAAGAAACCCGCTATTCGCAAATCTATTCCCGCGACGTTAATAATTACGTAGCCGTTAAACTTGAAGGCGGCGACGCAGAAGCGCGGTTCTTAGATGAACGTTTAGGATGCAAGACTAAAGGCACGTACAGCGAACGCGGCAGCGCGCTTAATTCGGTTCTGTCGAAGAATCCAGAAAGCCTTATTTGCACCGATGCAATGCTGCAATACATCGTAAGCGGCAAACCTGTAATTGAAACTATTAAAGAATGTACCGACATTAAACGCTTCGTTAGCGTTCGCAATGTCAAAGGTGGCGGCGAGAAAAACGGGAAGTATTTAGGTAAGGTTGTTCGCTGGTATTACCCTAAGAACGAACCGGGTTACATAGCGTATCTTGAAAGCGGAAATAAGGTCAACTTGACGCAAGGCGGGCGGCCATTGATGGATTTGCCCGATGCGTTCCCTAGCGATGTTGATTACGAATATTACGCGAAACAAGCAACCGCAATGTTATATGAATGCGGTTGCTTGAAGAAGCCGAAGACGGCCCCGCTTTTCTTTTAAGTCAAAACAATCGTAAGCGTGTCGGTAATGCGCGATGCAAGGCTAGAACGCACAGCCCAAACTTCAACGGTCAACGTCCCAACTAAGCCGGTTACAGGCACGGCGTAAGTGTTTGTCGCAATGCCTGTAACCGTAGTCCATGCACCAGCCCCGAGTTTATAACGTAGCGTGTACGTCGTGCCAGCTTCCGGCGTTTGCGTGGTGTCGTCGTAATAAACAAGCGTAGACGCCAGCCGCGAACGTTCCCGCCAGTCAGCCGTTACGGTCGTTGCGCTAACCTGCGTGGCTGGCGTCCGAGAACCGGCCAAGGTCAGGTATGCAGGGGCCGCAGGGCGGAAGGCGCGGCGGTCGAGCGTAAGCGTATCGACCAGCGCCGAAGACGCCGCCAGCGTCGAACTAGCCGTGTTGTCGCGCATTCTGGCCTTGACCGTTGCCGTGTCAGGCAGCAGGGCATCGGAAAGCCCCTCTTGACCGACGATAAAGAAGACCTGAACCCCGCTAGTGTGGGCAGAAGGCAGGGTATCGAGGAAGCCCCGCGAAATGTTTTGAAGCGTGTATGAACCGTCCAAGTTATCAACAAAGGCGGTGTAGGACATAATCTCACCTTCAATTACGAACAATGACCGGCCATCGCTTCCAGTAGACCTTGACGCAGTTTGAAGTATTGCAATGTTCGTAAGGCCATCAATACGAACGCCGGTTGTTGTGTCGTATTGCAGCGTGCCGCCTGCCGTTGATGCGTAGGTTGTCACTAAGCGAGCCGAAGCGCAATAGATAGCGGCATCAATCGCAAGTGTCGTTGTTGCGAACGTATCCAACGAAGTTTCAAAGTCATAGCTAAGACTGTGCGCCGTTGGCGCTTTGCCCACACTATATAGCGTGCCTTGATCGTCGGCAGGCGTCATGCCAGCGGCTTTCATAAGGAACATCGGCGACTCAAACACATAACGCACAGTGACCGGGGCCGCTGCATCGTTTGGTGCCGTCCATGTTCCAGTTTCAGGCGGCGCAAAGATCGTATTATTAACGGCGAACTTATCTTGTAAGCATGTGATCGTAACAACGCCGTTCGTCAAATCGCCCAAGTCGATACGCTGAACGCGCATAACCATTTTAACGATGAAAAACGGTTCCCAAGTCAAACAAAACACATCGCCCGGACGAAGGAACGAAGCGGCCCGCGTACATTTCAACGTACATTTGTAAAGCGGAACCGAATAGATAGCCAGAACCCGCGAAGCTAATTCGCTTGCCAAATCGGCGCGGGTGCAAGCTGGGAATGAAACTTCTGTTGATTTAACCCGCGCTTGAAAGTTGATGTTTGCGAAGTCCTGCGCAGCGGCCACCGAATCGGCGTAATCTTTATCGCGGTTTGGGAACGTGACACGGCACTGGTTAAAGGTCGCGTCCCAAGTCGATTTTGAAAAGTTGGAAATATCTTTAACAATGGCTTGGGTCAAAACTGGCAACGTATTCGGGTCGTAGTCAAACCGGATAAGCTTGGCTTTAATCTTCGACGTTTCCGGGTCTTGATACAGGATTCCATCGGCTTGTCTTAGCACTTCTTCCGCAACGGCTTTACCGTCGTTTGGCTGTTCAAGCTTCAACGACATACCGTTATCTTCGGTGTAAAGCGTATTCGCCGCAGCAGCCCATGACGCGGTATCAATGCCAGCAACATCAATTCCCAGCCGCCCCCATTTCGACGTAAGAGCATCGTACAGGATTTCCATAGGATTTAAGTCAAGGCCGTTTGCCATGACGCCGTGGCCGGGCGAAACAACGTCAGAAAACCGGCCCAATTCAAAATGGAACGGTTCAAGCTGCGCTTGCGTGCCGAAGTAAAAAGCCTTAAACACAATATGCGAAATCCCGCCGTAGCGGGGCGTATTCGCATCGCAGTTTGTGACTAGATAAGCGTCCTGCGCCTGCGAGAATCCGCCGCTATAGAAAGCCGCAGTTCCGACCAAGCCGCCGCGCTGCTTTTCGCCGCCGTACAATTCAGGTTCTGTAATTGTCACGTTGCCGTCAACGGCTTGCGAGCCAGTCCATGCAACGTATTTACCGGCCCAAATCTTCGTAAGCTTTACGCCACCGCCAAGGCATAAAGCCAAGTCCAAGCCGAGATAGTATTTATATCCGGTAATGACAGTTTTGGAACTAAACAAACCTGTCTTAACCTTTTCCGTAATCGGTACGGCTTTGAAGTCGCCGTACCAAATTGTGTTAGGCGATTTTAGCCGAACAGTTCCCCAAATCAGCGGCACCGGGTCGCCTTCCTTTGCGCGGGGAAATTGGAAATCGCCGAGATTTGAAGCGCGGGCATTTTCGATTTTTGGCTTTGGAAGCAAAACCATTAAAACGATGAACGCAGCAAGTAGCCACCACATATCTATATCCCGCTTTCAAATGGGTTAATCGAAGGAATAAAAGGAAAGCCACCGAAGTTAATTTGATTCGCAAATTTAAGCTTGCAATCGGAACTAAAGCCATGATCGCAACCAAGCGTAACATCAACCGCAGCGCCTACGCTCATATTTGAAAAAGCATAATTAACGGTCAGTAAATCGGCAACGTGTGCCGTTATCATACGCCGATCATTCTTTGCCGTGTCAGCAATTTCGCCACCGACGAAAGCCCCATCGGGGAAGCCGCCAACGCTGGCAATTTGTACGCTTGTTCCCGATATTGCCAGAACCGAAGTCGTTACCGTATTTGCGGCCCGGCTGATTTTGCAACCCGAATCAAACAGAACATGATTGCAGGGCGATTGATAAAAGACGCTGGGCAAATTGCCGTTCATGGCTTCGCCGAATACCGAAGGAATTGTAATAGTGGCCGTATTGTTTTCAATTTCAAAGCCGAGAATGTTACCTTTCCAGACAATAGCGTAATCGGCGGCGAAGTCCGTGCCGCGATGAACGCGGTAGATTGTCAGCGTAAGCCGTGGCGGCGTATTTTGAAAGCCATAATCTTTGATAAGCGCAACGCTGATTGGCATTTCAATTTTAATTTCAATGTTGTCTTCGTCGTGTACGCCCGCTTTAATATTGGTGCGCTTGATTGGCGAAGGCGTGTAAAGCTGGCCCGCAACAGTAACCGGCAGATCGCCGGAAGTGTAGCGATATGTTTTATAGGAACCGACGAAGGCGAAACACTCGATAGGCTGGCCGCCGTGAACTGAAGTTTCTTTATCGCTGTAGATAGTCATTCTGGCACCGTGCGGGCAGTTAGGGTTAAAACGCTTTCTAATCCGTAATGTTCAAGTTTCACTTCGTCGCTTGCAAGCCGAGATTTAAGCAGGAAGCTAATAAAGCTAATCGAACGATAACCAGAACCGGAAGGCAACGCAATCGAAAGCGTGCAAAGCGAATCGCCGCCCGTTGTAATTGTAACGCCGGTTACTTTAACGCACACTTGACCGCTTGCCGTCCAAAGATACAGATATTTGTAAGGCGCATTAGGCCAGAAGTTTGACCCGTAATCGCTTCCCGAAATCAAAAGCGTAATACTTGCATCGGCTGGCGTTGCGGCCATGTACAAATCTTTTCTATATGTGGGCATCAAGAACGGATTCAAACGACCGCGCAACTGGTCTAGGAAGTCGCGCCAGTAATCCATTTCTGCCGGTTGCTGGGCACGATGAATAAGGTATTGGCGCGGGCCTTCGTCGCGTGTGAACTTCCACCGCGTAATCTGTTCAATAGTGCCAGTGTCATAGTCGAAGCGTTCGTAACCTGTATCGAATTGCTGTTCAACAAGTTCATTTGCCAATGGCCGTTTGTCCAAAACTGGATAGCCGTCAAACGTCGTAATTGTGGCCGTCGAACCGGGACGCGAGAAAGCAGCGCGGGCGGTTGCAACGGTCGAATCAACCGTGATTTCGGAAACTTCATTTACTGCATAACGGCGTAGCGATTGGCGGTTTTCAATTACCGATGCAAACGCAGGCGCAATAATCGAACCGGCAGGAACATCAATCAACAAGGCCGAATCGAGCGTTGCAGTTCCAGCGCCGAAAGACGCAATTTTACAAAGCATTTGGCTTGTTTTGGTAAGAATCAAAGCGTATTCGCCAACGCGCATATCCGTAGCGGCTTGATCGAAGGTAACAATTAACGCGCCAGTCAATACAGAAACAGTGATCGGCGTTGCGTATTGGAAGTAAGGAATAACAACTTGGCCCGCAACGTCGAACAAGAATTGTTTAACCTTTTCTTTAACTTCTGGTTCGGTCAATGAAATTAATTTAGATTCCATCGAACGGCGCGGAACGGCCCGCAATCCTGCGCGCTGTTCTGTTCCATCGGTCGCAACGATAACATCCGTAAGCCATGCCCACATTTCATTAAGCGGAATATCGGGCACAATCGAGAGAACAGAGGCACGGTCAGCGACGAAATAAAACAGCCCTGAACCGAACGTGAAGTTAAACAAATACGTTGCGCTAATTGACAAAGGCGCGCTAGGCTGGATTTGAAGATTTACCGTTCTGTATTCGATTTCACGGAATACCGAAGGCGGCGTAACGTCCAACACAAGGCCGTCGGTTGCCGTTTCAGTGATCGAAGTTAAAGTATTGCCCCAAGGATAGGCGTTCCAAATAGCAAACGGAATATCAACGTTCGTTCGTGCGTTGCGAACTTCAAGCCGCAAAGGGAAAACCCAAATGCGAAAATAGAAGTCATAAAGAAAGTCGTTGCTATCTAATGAAGTTACGAACGGTGCGCCAACAACAATAGGCGCACGCGCTGAACCCGACGTAGCGCCTACGCCTGTAAATGTCACAACGTCGAACACACCGGCCCCGTAAGGCGGGCAGGAATAATCCCAAACAGGGTAAATGTCGCCTGTCGGGGCGTCGAATAACTCAAAGATAGAATAAGACATAGCTTAAATCTTTTTAAGAGCGATACCCCATTGACCGGAACTAGCGGCGTCAACAACTTTAACATCCGTCCAAGGCGTTTGCCGAAGCATTGGAAAGACTTTCCAAGTATCAGCGCCCAAAACGATTTCTTGTTGAGGGGCCATGTTGGTTAAGTTTATTACCCGAATATCAGGAACCGAACCAACGGCGCACGCTTGAGTTTTAGCTACGTTGGTTGCCATAAGCGGAATGCCGATCATAGGAACGTAAGGCGTATGACCCGGCGCGCTCATCATCGTAATATTGTCAAGCAGATTGCCAGCGGTTGACAGGTTTTGATAATCAGTAGGCCGCCGAATAAAACGGCCATTCGATTTCATTGATACAGGACTTGCCGCCGTTCTTGCAACGCTGGTTGAAGGGAATCCGCTTGCCATTGTTTGCTGATTGATGAAACCGGCAGGCAAAGCATTTTCACAGTAAAGATGGAATTGCGAATAGCTCCAACGGCTTGAAACTTCGCCAAAGAACGGCGTAGTTTGATCTGGACTATTCCATTGCACGCTTTCCGACGAAGGCGCAAACGAAGATAGCGGGCCTTCTCGATACCATTTACGCCCGGCGTCCGAAGCCATGTAAGCCGCGCCGGAATGGGTAAGGGTTCCTTTGTCGGCGTTGCCGAAGAAAAGATAACCGTACATATCCGCCGAAGTTTGAACAATAGCGTGAATGTAATCCCCTGTCGCGTTTGTGAAAAGGAACCATGAAACATACGGCCCTTGCATGTTCGACATTGCTACCAAAGGGCCGCTTGTGTTAATCCAGCCGCTAACCGCAGCATTCCCCGCAAACGTCGTATAGTCGTTTGAAGCGCCTAGCGTTTGGCAAAGTGTACCCCTAATCCAGCCTTCGGAAACCGTAACGAGCGTGCTAGTCCCGTTTGTGTAGGTATTGACGTTTGTGTTAAACCATTCCATTGCAACATGGCAAACGCCTTTTTCTAAGTACAGGCGTTTATTGGTCGTATCCCATTTCGTAACCGTCCATCCGGCAGTAACGGCGAAGGCGCGCAAGGCGTCCAAAAAATCTTGCTGGGTTGAACCCGTTCCGGTCGAATAAGCCATGATTAAATTTCCTCTACTGCGAAGTAGTCATTGCCGGATACGCGGGCGATGTTTGGGAAGAAGCGGAAAGTACGCGCCCCGATAGTGGCGGTTTGTTCTGGCGTCAAGCCACCGCCGCCGCATGGGAAATAAACGCCGTCTAAAGCGCCGAATCCTGCCGATTCAACAGCGCGGGTTAAGACAACAGGCAAAAGCATTCTTTCACCTTGCGCCGTAGCAACAAGGTTATCCATTGCACCGCTGTCGGAAGTAGCGCCGCTGCCGTAAGCGTTGCCAATCCAGCTTTTAACCGTCCCGCTTCCCTGCATTCTTGTCGTGTACGGCCACATAAACGGCAACGTAGTTTGATAAAGCCAAGGCTTATCATTGCCTGAACCATCGGCGCGGTTAGCTACTGAAATCCATGTGTTTTCAGGCGAACGAACTTTGCCGCTTCCGTAGTCGCCCGCGCCGCTGCCAGAAAGCGGCCAACTTGGATCAACCATTGAAGTGTGCGCCGAATCAGTGCTTGAATACGGGCGCAAAATGCCGTCACTACCGCCCACATACAATGGGAACGGATATTGTGCCGGGGTCGCCCAAGGCAGGAAGAAGCCCGCATAGAGCGAGAGATAAACCGTATTAACTTTAATGACCATGACTAAACGCCGGTCGTTGGCGTAGAACCAGTAAGTAATCGTAGACTTCCACGACGAAATCAAAGTTTGGGCCGATTCGTTAAGCTGCGAACCGAAAGCGACAGCGCCGTTATAATCCATAGCGGCGCGAACGTCCCAAGCGTAGGCGGGCGTAGCGTCATTAAATACGCTTTGAAAGTTCAGGAAGACTTGTTTATCGGCGGCGGCACCAGCGCCACGAAGCGAAAGCCGCATACCTCCCGTATTGACGTTGCCAGCCGTCCAAGCTAATTGCGTCCATCCTGCCGTGCCTGTCATCCAAACGCGAAGGATGTTCGCAAGGTCAATCCAATCTGTCGCCGTGCCGGTAGTAAAAGCCATGATAGAAATCCTTTATCGTGCCGCCCGACGAATTGCGCCGGGGTTACGTTCGATGACGTTCAAAATAAGTTTTTGCCCGGCTTCTGTTTGCATAGCGGCCAAAGCTTCGGAAGGGTCGATAACATTGATGACTTTAACCGGAACATTGATGTTTGTCGAGTTATTCCCGTTGCCGCCGTTCGATGCCCCGCCATTGCCTGCGCTTTGTGTGGGCACGCCTTGAACAGCAGCCGCGCCCGATTGCAAAGCCTGCAAGTTATTAACGCCGATACGTTCGGTTGCTGCGGCGTTCATAACGAATTCTTTGCCATGAACTACGCCCGCGACTTGATCGGTTGCGATGTTGCCGGTAAAGCCGCCCTTTTCAAATCCGGCCATGCCTGCGAGCGCCAAGCCTTGCGTAAGGGCGTTCGTTGCGGTAATGCCTGCCATTGCTGCCGCGCTGTTAGCGCCGAAACTGGCAAGCGATACCATTGCGGCGGCGGGTGCCCATGCTGCGGCAGTTGCACCGCCTGCCGCTACGCTCATTGCGGTTTGCGATGCCATTGCCGTACTCGCCAGCGTTTGACCAAGCAGCGAATTCACGACCCATTGAACGCCAAGTTTTACAAGTGCGGTAATCAATCCGGCAATCGCTTCGTCGGCAATCTTGCGCATTGCATCGCCCAAGTTTTCCGAATAGACGATAGCCCGGCCAACGCTGTTTGCAAAGCCGTCCGTAAAGCTGGTAAAGAAGTCGCCAAACGCCTGCGACAACCCCGGCAAGATGCCTTGGAAGTTCGATACCATCGAAAACAAAGATGCGTTCATTGCGTCCGTAAAGGTTGCGTCGCCCATTTGCAATTTCAGGTTTGCAGTTTCGGCGGCAATCTTGTTAAGACGAACTGAATATTGGTCAGCGTTCATCATGCCATTGCCAAACGCAATGTTAAGTGCCGCTTGCTGCGCGGCCAATGCGGTAGTGCGTCCCGTCGTTCCTTCGTAAATCGAATCTAGTTCGGTTTGAATGTCTTTCTGTTTTTGCAGCAGCGTTAAACGTTCGGTCAAGCCTGCGCGTTCGGTTTCCGAAAGGCCCGTACCGCGTTTGCTTAACAGTTCGTTATTCGCTTGAATCAATTGCTGTTCAATTTCGCGGGCTGGTTTCAGCATCGCCAGCAATTTAAATTGGTCGTCTAAATCTTTGTTAAACTGTCGCAATGGGTCAACAGCGTTTTTATACGTTTCCGTAGCGCGTCCTACTGCTTGCTGATATTGATCTTGCGAGATTGCGCCCATTTTAAACAGCTTATCCGCTGCGGTCAGGTTCGCATTGTAATCACGTTGCGGCCCGGTTGCTGCTTCGTAGATTGCATCGAAAGCTTGTTGCACTTCCTTGGCTTCTTGCACGGCTTTAATCTTCGCCTTGATAGATGCGGCTTCGCTTTGAGTCAACTTAATTTTCTTGCTCAAAAACTGTTCTTCGATTTGGTCAAAGCGCGCTTGTGCTTCGCGTTCTGGCTTCAACAAGAAAGTACGTTGCAATTCATTGTCAAGTTCAAGATTAACTTTGGACAAAGCGAGCGCACGCGCTGCCGCTGCGGCTGCGGCTTTAAGGTCTGTCGCTGGCGGCTGGGCTTTGCCGGGGCCGCGCAAGGCCGCTGTAGGCGCTTTAAGCTGGCCTGCGCGTCCGTTCATGCGGCGCAATTCGTCGTCAATTGGCGCATTCTTACCAAACGACAAAACTTTAGCTTGGAATGCGTCAAGCTCTTTGCGAGCGCGTGCGGCGTCAGCACGTACCGATTCCGAAATTGCGCTAAAGCCGTTGAAGTCCAAATGAGCAAGCGCGACTAATTGCGCTGCAATCGCGCCAATCTCTTGACCGACCATCTTAAACACGAAAACAACATCGGACGAAATGATCGCAACTGATTGGAATACTTCAATCAATGCGGTAATTGCTTCGCGCAACAAATATGTTTTGAGCGAAAAGTCTTTTTCCAGTCCGATCAAGTTGCCGAAGAAGTCGCCGATTTCGCTAAGGATTGGGCCGAAGTAGCTAGACAGCAAATCAATCAGGTTTTGCAGTTCGGTATAAACCCCGGCAACTTCCGAACCGCTTGCCATGATTTCATCTTTGAACACGATAATCATTGCGACAGCAGCGGTTAAAGCGATGACAAGCAGGCCGACAGGGTTAGCGGCAATTGATGCAGTAAATGCCCACATTGCCCGAGTAGCCGATGTAATGCCGATCAGCAGCGCCGGGCCGAAGTACACCAGCAGGGCGGCACCAGCGACGACAGCCGCCAATGCAACGATGTTTAGGTTTTTGGAAAGCGCGATAATTTCTTGCGAAAGACCGTTAGTAAAGCCGGTTGATGCGTTGATCTTTCCAATGAACTGTTCGGCGTTGTTTTTAAGAATGGTGAAAGCTTGGCCGACTGTCGGGGTTGTCTTCGCAAAGGTTGCGTCTACTTGCGATTCCATAAGCTTAAAGGCGTCGAACAAAACGGCGGCGGTAATCTTGCCTTGTGTCGCAAGCTGTTTCACTTCGCTAACTGGTTTCTTCAATGCCTTGGCTACGGCATCAAGTACGATTGGCATATTTTCAGCAACAGCCCGGAATTCGTCGCCTTGCAGCTTACCGGCGTTAAAAGCTTGGGAAAGTTGCAGCAATGCCGATGCTTGTTCTGTTGTGGTTGCGCCGGAAATAACAAGCGCCTTATTGACTGTTTCGGTAAGGCGTAGGCTTTCTTCTTGCCCCTTGCCCATGATCTTTAAAGCACGATCAAACCGAACGAATGCGGTAGAAGTTTCATCAACTGCGGAACGGGTACGGTTTGCGAGTTCAAACAGCCGTTCGGTCAAAACATTAACTTGGCCTGCGCTATCCGTCACATTCTGCAATTTGTTTTGCAGCGTAGTATAAGCATCGGCAAGGCCAATAACGCCGTTTGCTGCTACGGCGGTTGCGATTACTGCGGTTGCGGCGCGAACATAGCCCAGCAGGCTAGAAGCAGCCGACCGGCTGGCGTCAGCTTGTTGATTCTGTGCCCGTTGCAGGCGCAAGGCGGCCAGCGCCGCCCGATCCGCTGCATTGGCCGCGTTCGCGCTTTGCGTGGCTGTGCGGGCCTGTTCCGTGGCTAGGCGCTGCGCTGCCGTCATACCGGCTGTCTGTGCCGTGTTGGCCTGCGTTTGGGCCTGCGCCAGCCGTTGCGCGGCGGTCTGCCCTTGGGTCTGTGCGGTACTGGCGCGGGCCTGCGCTGCGGCGGCAGCAGCGGCAGCGGCGGCGGTACGCTGTTGTTCGGTTGTCAGGCGTTGCGCTGCTTCGGCTGTACGTTGCTGTTCGGTGGCGAGACGTTGCAACGAAAAAGCGTTTTGCTGAATTGCGCGGGTTGCGTTGTTGCTGTTCAATGTCAGTTGGTTAAGCGCGTTGCTGTTAATCGCGCCAAGTGCGGTTTGAAGCCGCGTAACTGCATCATTTGCCGTGCGGGCATTGTCAGCGATGCGCAGAATTTTAGAAGCGACGGAAGCGGAAACTTTATCCGTAATTTCAATGCTGATATTTTCGTCGCTCATTTTCTACACCTTTAGTTTAAAGTTGGCCTTTTTACGACGGCCAATCAAAACGGAACGTTCTACAAAACCGGCAGGCTGTTGCCCCGAATAGCCGTTGTTCAAGCGGCGAATGTAAGGCAAGTTGTTCGTAATAAAAATTGGTTGTCCGGGCTTCTTATGCTTCAAAACTGCTTTAGCCAAAGCAAGGTTTGTTTCGGCGCTGGCTTTTTGTGTCGAGCCGCCTTTGCCGGGATAATGTGGGCTGATCTTATCGCCACTTGCAGCGCCCAAAGTTACTATCCAGTTAGACAAGGCTTTTGATGTGTCAACCGGCGTTTTAAACGATAGATCGCCAACAATGGCTAAAGCCGTTTCAACGGCTAAATCCGAAGCTGCCTTCGGCAATGCTTTAGCGATCTTTTCCATACGTTCGGCAAGATCAAGTAAAGTTTTAGCCATTGCTGGGAACCTTTTTAGCAAGCCTTTTGATATGTTCGGCATCCAAACGACGAACAAAAAAGATTAAGTCTTCTGTCTGTTCTTCGTCAAGTTCGGCGGCTTCTGCGTAATCCCTAATTCGCGTCCAAGGTATTTGCGTAAGTCCTGCGCCGTGCGAACGTTCCGAATCTAAATCAAAGAAAGCTTGAATATACAACTGCAAGCCCATTTGTAGTTCTGGTGCGTTTGCAATCCGATCCGGCATCGGTTGCCCGGATCGGAAAGCCTGCTTTGCTATGTTCTGTTCGATTGGGCCAAGGTCTAACAGATACGCCAGAACTTCGGTTAGTTTTTTGCTTCTTCTTCCAGTGCTTCGTCGCGGAAGTTCGCGGCCAATTTCGCTTCTTCTTGCAGCCGGTCATAAACATCCGGCAAATCGGTAAGAACCTTTTTGGCGTTCGTTTTGTTGAATTCCAAAACGTTGCCTTTTTCGTCTTGAACGTTTTCCCAGCCTTTCAGCAGGGTATTAATAAACACGGTCAAGAAGATTTCTTCGGCGATGGCGTTTTGCATGGTGCCGAGTTCGATTTGCCGACGATATGGCCGGGTCGCTGCTTCGAGCGCCTTGCTATAAACCTTGTTGGACTTGCCCATGCGCGAAACCCAAAACGTAGGGATTGTTTTATCCGCGTTTTCAGCTTCGGTCATTTTGATTTTTACGCCTTCGGTTTCTTTGGCGGCGTTCGTTTGGTATTCGGAATAAAGGCCCATTTTATAAACTCCTAATAAAGTTAGATGCAAAAAGGGCGGCTTAATTGCCGCCCTTTTAATATAGCTGATTTAAATCAACTTTACCAGCAGTTTATACAGGCATTGCCAAAGTCGGCAGATAGGCGAACGAATCAAACATCATCGTATAGCCCTGCGCATTTTCTGCGCCGCTTGGCGTAAGGGGCAATTTGATCGGCGCGTCTTTTTCGACGTTCAACCGGCCACCGCCCAAACCAAGCAAAGGAATGTCGAACACGAAACCGGCGTTATGCGAAGCGCCGATAATCGAGAAACCAACATCCGAATTGCCGCGCACGGCCTTGACTGCGGAAACGGTCGAGAAATAAGCGGTAACGCTGCCGCCTGCTTCAAAGTTGCCCGCCGTAGCGTCGAACGCGCCGAGAATGCCAACGGCTTTATCCGGCTTGATGTTGTTTTTAACCGTTACCGTCGCTTCCGACACGTAACCAAACAACTGCGTAGGGTTCGACGTAGCCGGATCGAGAACAGCCATTTTCATCCGGTAAATGTCGGACGAAGTATTGAAGGCTTGTTCGCCGAGCGTGCCGATACGGGTGCCGCTTTTGATCGTATCGCCGACTTCGCCGGTTTTCTGCGTGTTGTCGCAGGCAACGAAAGATACGTCGGCGTGCAACTTGTCGGCCTGCGGAATGTTCAACGTAAATTCGTTGGGGATCGCGCCTTCCAGATATTCGGCCTGCGTAGCTGTCGGGCCGCTGCCAAGCTGGCGTTCGATGTTATACGAACGACGTTTGATAAGGCTTGGCGTCTTTTCGTTGCGGATCGTAGTACCGGCGAAAATGCGGATTGTTTTGCCGGTGCCGGTTTCGTCGACCGCCGTAAATGTCGTGTCATCGAAAACCAACGAATGCGCGGCAATGCTTTTAATGCGGCAGTAGCCCACATTATTAGCGAAGCGTTCGCCCGCCGTGTCGCTGCCGAGGAAAATCCACTTGCCGGGCGTCAGGCCGGGCAACGTGGTAAAGTCCATTACCGTAGAAATCAGCGCAGGGATACCGGACGTTACCGCCATGTTAATGTCGGCGCTTGCGAACTGGAAGCCGACCGATTGGAAGCCAGCCGCAGCAGGTGGCGAAGCTTCGTCAATCAGGGATTCGACCGTAACGACCGTGCCAGCCGTCGAACTTGCTACCGTTTTCAGGCCGTTGTTTGCCGAATTGGTAAAGCCGCTGCCGAAGATCAATTGACCAGCAACGAAGACGGCAAGGCCGGATGCAGCGGCGTAAGTCTTCGTGCCTGCCGTTACGCTGGTCAATGCAATGGCCGTAGCGTTAAGCGGTTTGGTCGAAGGCAGTTCGCGGGCGTCAGCGAAGAAAAAGCCTTGCAGCAGCCGCACCAAGTTGGACTTGGTAAAGTCGATATTGAACGCGCCCGCCGCGTCCAGATCGGTAACGGTGCCTTTCTTGTTCTGCCGGGAAGGGTCGATAGGAGCGCGGGCAACGGTTTTAATGTCGCCGCCGAAGTCCGAATAGCTGTTTGGTTCAACGCCGTACCAAACAGGGGTTCCGGGCAGAGTTTTCAAACTCGTTTCTTCCGCGAAGGCAAGCCCGGTAATGTTGCTGTCGATTTTGTTAGCCACTTTAATTACTCCTTAACCTATTTCGTCATATTCATATTCGGCTACGACGTTCAACCGATAATACAAGGCTTCTTCGGGTACTTCTTTGATTCGCGCATTGCGAAATATGACCTTGGACGGCGTTGTTTTGCCCCTATATGCGTTGCGTGCTACTACGGCCAAAGCACGCGCTACGACAGGGGCATTACCTGCCGATTTTGGCGCGTAGATTTCAACAAAGATTAAACCGTATGCCGTATAACGCCGTTCGCCGTTTTCGTCGCGCAACGTCGTTTGTTCTTCCAGTACACCTTGCTTCGATACCCGCGTCCAATATTTAGAGCCGTCCGGTACATCAACCGGCGTAATCAGCGGCCAATATACGATAGGCACATAACCAGCGATAGCGGCGGTTTGCGCCTGCCACGCTGTATTAAACTGTGCAAACATTTCATCTGTTGCGATTTGATATGTGGCGCTCATTTTTGGAATACAATCGTATGCAAGATTGCAGGGCCGTCAGGTGCCAAAGTGTTGACGGAAAAAAGTTTCAATTCTACGCCGTCGCGTATGACAATATCTTTTGCGCTTGGCGTAAATGAATATGCGCCCATTAGGCCCATAGTCATTCCAATCAATAATTCGGTATCGCCAAAGAATGCAAGCGTTTCGCGCATTTCTTTATTAATCGGTAAAAATACAATAGATACGTCCGTGTCAGTATGGGACGCTGCGCCAGTGTTCCAAGGCTGGGCGGCATCCGGCACAGTGTCGCGGATTTGACGCCATTGCACCAACTGCCCTTTTTCGGCAATCAGTTCAAGCGTAGATGCAATCTGATCGGCGTAAATAGTCATGGTTTTAAACTCGGATCGTTTGCAGCGAGAAACCGCCACCGCTGGATTGTGCGAACAACGGTGCAAGCAACGCATCAACAGCGGTAAATGTGGGCTGCATTCCGACTTGCAGCGGATTTGCCCATTCGGTTTTAATTGGGCCTAGCGTTTCGCTGATCTTATAATCTTTGTTGGTCAAGTTCGGTTGCAGTTTGAAACCTGCATTAACCGCCATAACCAACTGGCATTGCGCGGCAATTACGCCGTTTGGAATGTCGTCGGCGGGCCAGTCGAAGCCGTTAATAACTACGTCAAGGCGCGGCCAATCCATCGCTTGTGTAACGCTGGCGCGCTCGCCTTGCCAACGAGGGGCAAGCGCGGCCAGATAGTCCGAAGCTTTGATAAGCTGGGCGGCAACCGTATCATCTACGACGGAAAGGGTTACGCCGCGATTCGCTGCGTAAATGCGGCAATCGGCGATGCTTACATAAGCATTAGCGGTTGCGCTTCCGGTTCCGTCTTCAACAATAATTGCGATTGCCATTTTATGCCCCTTATGCGGTTACGGTGACAACGGTTGTTGCTGTAATCGTTTTGCCGGTCGTGTATGTATGCGTTGCCGTAATCGTTGCAGTTCCGGCAGCAACGCCCGTTACCAGACCGCCGCCCGATACGGTAGCTTTGGCTTCGTTGGAACTGGCGTAAGTCGTCGTGACGGCGGTAACATCGGCCAGCGTCAACGCTGATACGTCGGTGCCGTTTGCCTTCAACGCCTGCAATTGCTTCGTTTCGACAGCGGCGAGCGTATGCGTAGCAGGCAGCAAGGCAAACTTGACAGGCCGCAGCGCGTTAGGTTCGCCGTAGTTCGTCTTTGCGTTGAATGCCGTAGGGATCGTGCCTGCGACGAAATCGCACGACTCGATACCATGACCATACGAACCGCTTGCAACGGCGCTACGAACGCCGACCGAATAGCCCGGCGAAGTCAGCGCGTTCAGTGCGTCGATTTGCAATTGTTCGGCGCTGGTTGCGCCAATGCCTGCGGTAAAAAACAGAATCTTTTTGGTTGCCATGTTAAAAACTCCTTTTGCGTGCCCACATTAAGCAGGCACGCGGGCCGGTTACTGCGGGTTAGGGTTCCATGCGGGAGTGCCGCCCGGCGCTGGTGGCGTGGCCGCCGCTGGCGTGTCGGTCTTGGCTGGCGCTGCTACGGCGGTCTTCTTGGCGGGTGCGCGCTTCGGTGCCGGGCTGTCGCCGACGCTGGCGGCCAGTGCTTGCAGCTTGGCGGCGTGCGTGTAAATCGCTTCTTCCGCATCTGGGAACTTTTGGGCGTAGAGATCGGGAACGCAACCGGCAACGCCGTCGCAGATTTCCATCGAATGCGGTTCAAGCGGAACGGCGCGGGCATTGCGGAACACGACCTTGGCAGGCATTGCCGCAGCTTGGGCGAAGTCTTCCGCCGTAGGCGCTGGGCCATCAACGAAGAACAGGATATATGCGGGTTTCATTTGCGAAAACTCCTTGAAGTTTGAAGAAGCGGGGCCGAAGCCCCGCCGCGTTCATTACTTGGATTTGATGACGACCCCGGCAAGGTCTTTATTGGACGTTGCGTACTTGTCCCAATTGGTCGAAGTCAACAGCGCCGCATCGGTAGGCGATTTGCCGCCGTTGGCCTTGTCCCAAGCGTAACCCTTGATGCCGAGTTGATACGACCATTCCGCCTGATACGTGCGCGTAATGTTTTCGTCGCCGTTCTTCGTTTCTTCGTTGGCGTCGAAGTCGTTGTTTTGACCGACCATCAACGCGCCCGGCACCAAGCCGAGAGTGTAATAGTAGTCAACGCCAGCGCCGCCCGCTTCGTCGCCGAACAGGGCCGGGGCATCGGTCATAATCAGCAGTTTGCCGAACGGGTCGCGCACGACGTTGACCGAACCGAAGGAAAACAGATTGGCGGCGTTCGCCAAGTTTTTGCCGTACAGGTCGAACATCGGCTTGGAGTGCATGACCCATGCCACCAGTTGCGAAGCTTGATCGCCGAACTTCGCTTGACCTTTGTTAAGGTTGATGAAGCTCATCGTGTCTTCTGGCGGGGTCAAGCCGGTGGCATCGTGGACGACTGCCGTAGTTTGGGACAGGGCGGCGTAGCCAACGCCAATTGCCGTATTCAGCATATCGGCCAGCGTGTCGATTGCCAACTGTTGACCCAACGCAGCGCCCGCGACTTCGGGGTTTTGTTGAATCCACTTGAACTGGCCCGGATCGAGACGAACCGGGGCCGTACCCGCTGCCACCTTTACCAGCGTGTCAATCAGGTGCGCCATGCTCTTTTCGGCGACGGTGCCCGAACCGTAGGCGTTGCGGCGACGAACCAGCCCCGAAATTTTGGCGAAGAACGCCGTATCGGAAAAGTCGCCTTGATGGCTGGAATGGGTCAATTGAATCGAGCCGCCCGAAGCTGCGTTGAACAGGTCGATTTTTTGCCGGAGAACTTCGGACATTGCCAAGTAGGCGTATTCCGAATAAACTGCAAGGTCTGAAAGTGCCATGATATAAAGCTCCTTTTGGGGTTATTCAGCAGCCGCTTTGCCTTCTTTAAGCTGGGCTGCTAAAGCAGCGGGCGAAAGCTTCGACAAATCGGCCGGTTGTTGTTGCTGGTTATTTGCGGCACCGCCGACAGTCGTTTGCTTT